TTGTGGCCGACCCCCGTGCAAACCAGTTTTTGCGGGGGTCGGCCACAATCAGCCTTGCGAGAAGTTGTACCGGCCGAACTGCCGGGGCCGCAGGGACAGTTCCGGCGCCGACGTGATGGGCACGTAGTAGAACGCCTGGAGCGCCATCTTCGCCTTGTGGATCGCGTCATTGTCGGCGTCGCTGAGGGGCACGCCGTACTGCCCGGCAATCTCGCGCTGGAGCAGCAAGCCCAGATTACGAAGCTGCCCGTCCGGCACGTTGACGACCGAATCCAGCGAGGCAAGATCGGTGTGGGCGTAGCGGATGCCCTCGCTCTCGAACCCGGCCATCAGGTCGTTCAGCTTACGGAACCCGGAATTGGCCTGCGTGTCGTTCAGTGCCTCCTGGTCGGCCACGACGCCGAGGTCCCAGAAGGCGTAGGAAATCACATCGCGTGCGGTTCTAGTGGCCATCAGCCGCTCCTGATGCTGGGTCGGACGTGCAGGCGGCCCGTGACCACCACAAGCCCGGAGGACGTGACCGCTTGGTGCAGGAAATCGCCCTCGATCTGGTAGGTGTCGTCATAGGTCAGCGCGACGGTGAACGAGCCCGCTGAAGCCGAGACGATGGTGGCCGCCTTGGTGAAGGTCGGTGTGCCGCTCATGGGGTCCCACGGGGGCTTTCCGACGCGCCACTGCACAGTGAGGCCGGAAAGGCTCTGCACGGCGTTGGCGTAGTCGCGGGCGTACATCGTGAGGGTGCGAACCTCACCCGCCGCAATATCGAAGTTCTGGACGTTAGCCACCGGCCTTGGCCTTCCTGCCACGCGGAAGGTCGGCCACCGTCTCCGCGCCGATCTCCTTGGCCGCCGCCACGAAGTCGGGCGAATCGGTCCAGCCGTCCGGTACATCATCGGGGGAGGCGAATACCTTGCGCTCCCCGTTCGGCCCGTAGCGCCACGAAGGCCAGTTCTGGTGGACGTAGGCGGGAGCCGCGCCGGGCGCCTTGATGGCCTCACGGCGGCGCACGGCGTCCATCGCCTGGAACACGGCCGCCACGATCACCTGCGGGGGCTGCTTCGTGCGCTGTATGCGCTCGTAGGCATTCACGCCCGCCTCGGTCATGGCGGTAGAAACAGAGCCGTTCATGCGGCCTCCCTGTGGTTTCCCATAGGCCATGCGCCGCGCCATTCCTTAGCGCCGACGTGGCCAAATTCGAGATTGGCGATGGCGTGGATATTCCCGCCGATTGAGCGCCAGCGGTGGCAGAACTCCACGTCTTCGCCGACGTACTGCCCATCGCGGATCAGGGTCTTGAAGTAAGCCCGCAGCGGGCCTTCAGGGCCGGCGTATGTCTCGACGTTGAGGACCAGCGCAGAGAACACCGCGCGATTGATGCGGAGGAACCCTGTCGGGACCATCGCGCACTCGATATTGCCCTCGTCGTCGGACCAGATTTCATCCGCATCGACCGCCACCGGGAACTCCGGAGCCGCGCCCTTTTTGGGATAAATCCCGGCGATAACCGGGCGCGTCGACGCCACGAGCCGCAGGACAGAGGCCGGATCGAACGCCACGTCCGCATCCACAAAAAGAAGGTCCGTCGCCTCGCTTCGCATGAAGCGGTCGGCCATCAGGTTCCGTGTGTGGTCGAGGTAGCAGCACCCCGCCAGATAGTCGGTATCGACCTTGATCCCCGCCGACAAAAGAAGGGGCAGAGCGGCGTCGAGTGACGACGCCGTCTGCACCGAGATTTGCCCGGTGTACGCCGGCACCGCGATCCGAAGATGCGATGCCGGCGGGACACGTTCGATCACCGTCACGCTCCGGCGATGATGCCCTTTGCAACCAGCGCCGCTCGCAACTCATTGACGAGGGTGACGATAGCGTTGGCCTGCGTGGTGGTAGCGTACCCGGCGGGCGTGGTCGTGGTGCTCGCCGTGGTGCTGACCGCCGCCTGCGCAGAGCCGGAGCGCTGCGCAACCGGGGTCACACCGTGGAAGCTGACGAGGTCGCTGGTGCTCTGACCGAGGGTCGTCCCATCGGTACGAGCGTCGGAAAGCTGATTGACTGCCATGATGATTCTCCTATGGCTTCAGGTTCAGGTGGTGCCCGACAGGCGACACGCGAGATCCGGATAAATTGCTTTCGTTCCGTAAAGAACATCAAGCCTGATCTTGTCCTCGTCCATTTCGCCGTCGTAGTACTTGATGACGCGGATGGAGAACCCGTTCTGGCTCTCGCGAGCCTTGAAGGTGGCGCCGTCCGGCATTTCGAGGTCGGCCATCACCAGGGCGAAGGCGTTCTTGTGGAACACGAGGTTCTGCGCGTACTGCGCCGAGCCGGTGCCCATCATGGTGATCGCGGCGCCATCGGCCGGAACCGAGTCGACGGTCTGGTACGGGCCGCTCGTGATGATCGCCGGGGCGATCGTCAGCGTGGCGTCCGTGCCGGTGGCCGTCAGGTCCGACTGGATGACGAACTGCTGCAGGACGCCCGTCGACTGCTTCGACACGGGGTTGACCGCGTACACGTCGGCGATGGTGAACACGTCACCAGCCTTGAACGTGGTCGAGGCCGTCCAGTCGTCGGTGATGAGCGTCTGGGTGTTCGTGTCCTTGCTCGTGGCATAGGTCACGTTCTGGTTCGCGCCGTTGATGAGGCCGCCACCCGCCGCCGCACCGTTGGTGTGCATGCGAATGTTCTGGTCCATCGCCGTGGAGACGCCGGCGACCGTGCCGATGTCGCCCGCACGATAGGCGCCGCGCGCCACGTCCTGCATGTACAGGCTGGTCTGCGAGCCAACGAGGCCCCAGGCATCGGCCGGCGACAGGACCGCGTGACGCATGTCCTGCGGGACAGCGCCCTCGTCGAGGCGGCGCGGCGCCTTGGCGAAGTCCGAGAACGAATCGACCGGCGAGGTCGGCGTGCCGACCCAGTTCCAGACCTTGTTGTACAGGCCGCACAGGTCGTAATCGATCTGGTTTGCGAGAGCGATGGCGGCCGGCTTGATGTACCGCTCGTTGTATTCCTCGATGGACAGGGTGAGATCCTGCGTCGAGAAGGACCACGAGACGTGCTTGCGCTTGTCCATGGAGAGGGCGAACTTGCCCTCGGTCACGTCCTGGTTGATGGCGACGGCGCCATCCTGAGCCGTGAACTTGACCGGACGACGAACGCTGATCGTGTCGCCCACCTTCACGAACTCACGCGAGTAATCGCGATAGACCTTCTTGCCCATCACGAGATTGTTTTCGAGTTGAGCCAAGCCCACCTTTGCGATGATGCTCGGCGTGATGATCGTATTTGCCATGACCTAACCCTTGGGTTAGGCCCCTTCGGACTCTCGCCTTCGCCACCGTCTAGCGCCGCTGGTCCCAACTACGCACCAATTCCTTGATGCCGTTGTAGTCCATGCGCTCGATCGACTGCGGTGCTGCCGCGCCTCCGGACACTGTTGCCGGCGGCGGCGGGGCCGATGAAGTTTTTGGCTTCGGCTTGGCGCTCAGTCGCGCTTCCACCTTGGCCAGTTCTTTGACGGCCGCGAGTGGCGAGAGACGGGAAATCCTGAACGCCTCGTCCTCGTTGTCCGCAAGATACTTGACCAGCGCCGCCTTGTGGTCGGCGTCGAGAAGGTACTCACCGATTGCAGGCGTCATCGGGAAGTCGTCGGAGCGCACCAATTCCAGTGCGTCATCGAATCCCTCGATGCCCTTGCCCTGACGCTTCGCCTCTTCGGCAAAGTTCCGGGCGCGCTCGATGCGTGCCTTCTCCTGGTCAACGGCTCCGACCTGCTTCTGGAACCCCTCCAGCGCGGCTTTCACCCGCTGGTCGGCCTTCCATTCGGCCCGTGCCGCTACGAAATCTTCGTACTTGCTGAACTGCTCGGAACGGGGTTCGTCGCTCTGCTCGGCGGGCTGTTCGACCTTCTGCGGTTGGCCTCCAAGGGCCTTGGACAGGAGTTCGCGCAACTGCTCTGCTTCGCGCTTCGCCTCGTGCTTTTCGCGGGTAAGTTCTGAAATCCGCTTCTGGAAGCCGCCGCCCGGTTTCTTCGGCTGGGGCTCGTCGCCCGCTGCCTCTGATGGCTGCTCTTCCGCGGTCTCTTCGACCGGGGCGGTGGTCGCTTCCGCCGTAGTTTCGACCGGAGCAGGCGTTTCCTGAACAGGAGCGCCCGAAGTCTTTGCATCTTCAGCGACAATGGCCGCCAAGTCAATATCGCTCACGAATCACCTCGTAGTTAGGCGGGCGCGCTGGCTCCGCCGATCTCGACTGTCGGAGGAAGGTCGGAAGGCATTTCTTCCATCGGTGGCATGGCTTCGGGCGGCGCTTCGCCCATCGGGGGCGCGGCCATCTCGGGCATGGGAGGCGCGCCCATCTCGGGCGGCGCGCCAGGCTGTCCGCCCTGCGCCTGCGCCGTGAGGGCCTGCAACTGCTGCATGATCTGCGGCAACTGCGCGGCCATGGCCTGCATGCTGGCGTACATCTGAGCGTTCTGGAGATCGAGACCCACCGTCTCGGCGCGGGTCTTGTCGGCGATCGCCGCGTCCTTGATGGCGCTAGCGGCGTCCTTGGGGTCAGGCGGAGGCGGTTCCTTCTGGATAGGCTTGCCTTCGTCATTCAGGCCCTTGGCCTCACGAATGCGCGCGGCGATCTCGTCGGCGCCCGGAACGTCCATGTTCTTGATGATGATGTCGCCGGCAATGTCCGTGAGCTGGGGATAGCCCCGCAGCAGTTCGGTCATGAACTCGGTCGCCTCGGCGCGTTTGGTGGCGAAGCTGGGGCCGGTGACGACCGTCACGTCGTACTCGCCCGCCGACAGGTCGTTCAGGACAATTTCCATGCCCTTCTCGTCCATGTCCGGCTTGTTGATCTCGACCATCTTGGCGGAGCCATCTTCGCCCAGCGTGCGGACAATGCGCGTGCTGTCGTAAATCTTCGGGATCAGGTCCACAAGGATCTTGCCGCAATACTGGATCGCGATGCCGAGGTTGAAGATGTAGTGATAGGTCCCGGTGTCGCCTTCCTGCTGGCGGGCCATGATGGCGCGGCCGGAGGTTTCATTGGAGGGAGCGCCCAGCCCGGCCTTGTAGATGCCCGTCACGCCCTCAAGGTCGCCGATTGCAAGTTGGCTCTGCACATCAAGGCCCTGCGAGGCCAGAGCGGGCTCGGCGCGCTTCGGCGGGCCATTGGCGCGGGGATCGCCCTTGTAGATCAGCGCAGCAAGGTTCTCCGTGCCCGCGTTCTGCCACTGGTCCTCATAGCCAGATGCCTGATCCGCCGTAAGAATCCACGGCGCCTTGGGCTGCTGCGCCACGGCCTCAACCGCTGCCGTGCGCGTGTAGTTGTAGACCC